TCTTGAGACCAATCACTCCAGTCAGTTACTTTACCAAAGTTCCCTTTGTATTCATTGAGTCTATACCCGTAGGCTTCGAGTGAGTGACGGCCATACAATTGTAGAGGCATGTGTTTCCAATTCTTCTCTTTGTCTATTGACATTAATCGACTATGATATAATCTACTGAGTAGTAGAGTGTCAATAATTACCCCAGTTGGTTTGAAGAATGGATAAAGTTTCCTGATAAGGGGTAAATCATAGCCAATGATATTATGACCAACGATGTAATCAGCTTGTGCCAAGTCCATGACGGCTGTAGTGATAGAGTTTGACATCCCTTTACCGGGACATTCATCGTTGAATGATAATGTTTCATCAATCGTGCTATCATGATAAGCAATGCAATGGATTCGGGTGGCATCTTGATACAGACCGTTAGCTTCGAGGTCGAATATCAGCATTATTTCTTTGTCCACCGATAAGTCTTATCGACAAACTGTGCTTTCTTAACTGCCTCAATTGTTGGAGGCTTAGGTTTGTTTAAATATTTATACCATGGATGTTCATAACCACCATCAAAAATCCGTGGACGGGTTGAAAATTGGTGTTCCTGTAGTTTCATGTTCAGTAAACCTTG